ACTTAGAGGGAGACGCTCCATATAATTTCCATCCTATTAGATCTGCAATATATTGTAAGTGCCCCTCAGGGACATTTTCAATATCATATATTAAACCTATATCTTCTATTTGGTCTGTGATGTCAGCGAAGCTAAATCCCATAGCATTTAAGAATTTTCTATAGGGACCTTTAGATGTATAATCGTTTAGTATTAGGCTTGCATCAATATAACTATCAAACGCATCCCGTACCGTAAAGTCCTCTTGATCCATATAAGCAGGGGAATAAATAACATCCAATAAAGTTAGCAAATTTTCTAGCCGTTGAGTTCCGCTTGTATAGGTGGCTGGGATCCCCCCTGCGCTTGGGGAGATCGTGGTGTCAGCAACCCCAAAAACAAATGGAGGAGGAATCAGTTGTAGGTTAGTAAACGTTGTACATGTTGAATAATTTCGCCAAATATAATTCTCAAATCCTTTTATCCCATCGACTGTTGTTAAATTCTTTCCTAAATATAACTTATTTAGAGAATCTAAAACATATCCTGAAGGCTCCCAAGATAATCCTCCATCAGCAGACGTATTTAGAAAGTAAAACCACCCTAGAGAATCTATTAAATAATTATGTACACTACTAGCATTACTATCACCAGTAAGAGCAGCAAGAATTGAGATATTTTCCTCTATAGGAGCGGAATCATCCGAGTCTCCCTGAAATAATCTAATTTTAGGAAGCAACGTTCCTGATAAGTAAGTATTAAATTTGGAGCTTGTATCATACTCTCTTAAACTTGTTCCTAGAGGAATTAAAATTTTTGTTTCAAACAGGTAGGGAGTAACATTAGTAAGCTCATTTTGCTTCACAAAATATTGAGATATACCAGATATACTATTTAAAGATGAAGTTTGCGAATTTGCTACAGCCGAGATAGATAGGACCTCGGAGATACTGTTCGCTGCCGTGAGGTGAGTATTAATGATCTGAGAGAGTGGGTTTACCTCAATGCCGCTTAGGGTTAAATCTTCCTCCTGGTACACATCAGGCGTAATCAATTGAAGGATATCTACAAAGTTACGCTTTGTATATGTGCGCGGAGTGGGGGTAAACTTATTTCTTGCCATTATTCTAATAGACTAACATTTATAGTAAGATTATTTAGTTGAATTATTTCATTAAAATCAACCAAAATATTTTGATCCACATTATCCACTGTTGAATATCTAATTTCATCAACCTCAAAAATTTGTCTATTTAATTCAGCTATAACTAACGGCTGTGCGAACTTTCTATTATCCAAACTCATATATGTTAAGATCTTATCTCTAGCTTTTGCTGTTATTTGAACCTGATTCGCTTCTTCTTCTCTATCAATATAAATGGTCGTAACTAAATCTAAGGTTCTAATTAAACCATCAGCAATAACAATCTCATCTGTAGCCATCTTTTGGGTATTTATGGAGGTTAATAATTGGGTTTTAAACGTAGGCGTAGCTTTCTGTAATTGGATATCAGACGCCTTTTCTAACACATATATATCAATAATATTAGCAGATGAATAAGCATTTCGTGTTGCTGCTGTAGCTTTGCCTACTGTGCCAAAGGTACTAATAAAGGTGTTTGCATACACTTCATAATCCTCTAAAGTAACCAACCTATTCTGCCTAGCGAACGTGAGTGGTGCCCATTGTTTAGCGTGAGCTACAGTTTCAGCATTTGATCCTCCTGTAGCTACAGAGGTATTAACTATAGTTCCGTTTATATTTACTCCCCCTGTAACCCCAATTACAGTGGCATTGATAACATTTGGAAGTAAGTTACCTCTGGACCCCCCGCCAACTCTATAATTTACTAAATAGGTGGCCGTATTATCAGGGGACACTCCAACAGTGTTATCACCAAAAACTATTGTAGCTTTATAATCAGAATCATAAACAATCTCAAATATTCTATCGGACCCCCCCGAAGCGAAATAGATATTATCAACCTCCCTATAAGCTCCAGAAGCTGTTGCTGTAGGAGAATTAATAAATACCTCTACACTTCCTTCTATTACAGGAGCTTGGGTAAGTTGAATTGTCTTTACAGCTTCAGTTGCAGCAAATTGCCCTGAATCAGTTACTAATACTCCCTCCTGAAATACTAAATTACTATAAATAGTATTGAAAGGGTGATTATCACTTTCACTAGCATATAACAGGATATCTCCTGTGGAGTTCATTTGATCTACAAAGCCATTAACTACTTTGTACAAAGTATAAGTAACAGCACCATCATCCTGCGGAGAAGTAATATTAATAACCCTATTTGAGGGGGCAAGCGTAAAATATTCCTCCCCAGCGATACCAAAATCAAAAGTTATTTGAGCATCAGCAGCAGCCGACAAAGGCCCACGCATTCTTACCCCTATCAATTCTAAAAGTTTTTTAACACTTGCTCTTTGACGAGCCGTAGCAAAAAAGTTCTCATTCGCCAACATATCAGCTTTCATGGACATTACGGAGCCCATATAAGCTACTAATTCAACGAACATAATACCTAAATCAGATTCTGTGAAATAAGTATATTCCGTAGGATATACAGCCTTTATATAAGAAATTAAAGAGGCCCGTAAAGTGATAAAGTCCGTGGCGGCGAAGTTAATTAGGGTGGGCCGCTTATTCAGCGGAATCTTTGCCAACTTCATAAAATCAGATGCTAATGTTCCTGAAAAATTCATTTAATAACTACCTCTACGTCAAATACTGTTAGATCTGCTTCTCTTAATTCTATTGTTAAAGTAACTAAAAGAGAGTTACCCCCCGCAGGCCCTAAATCTCCATAAGGAACCACTTTTAATTTTTTTAATCTAGCTCCTACAATGTATCTATTAAAAGAGACAACTATTTCTCTTTTTATCCCCTCAAACGTTGCTTCATCAAGTGGCTGAAATAAATATTTACGAAGATTACATCCAAATCTAGGCAACAGCACTCTTTCACCGCGTTCTGTTTTTAATAATTGATGAACCGCATCCTTAATTAAGTTTTTTCCTGATTCCCTTTTAAAAAAGCCCCCTTTGAGTTTTTGTTTCCCAATTGGAAAGGATAATCCATATGTAACCTTGTGTAGTTCAGCAGTGCCTCGTACATCAGGAGGAAAATAAGTGTCACCATAGGTTGCTACAGTTTGATTAGCTGCCATAATAATTTCCTTATGTGAAAGGATCCTTTCTATCACTCAAATATTTATCTAACGAACCACGTAAAGCATAATATATTCTAGTACGAATCCACGTTGAATCTGACCCATCACTTTGAGTACTATTATCTAGTAAATACTGTAATATATCTCCTCCCAATGTGTCATAATCCATGGTGGCTTTAGTTCCACTTAATACATCATTTAATTCATAGGGATCTACTACATTTCCATCTGAATTTCGTAAATGGTATAATTCCTCCCACCCCAAGCCACTAATCTCAATATTTCTGCCCTGGGAGCGTATAATTTTCCAGGTGCCTGCACTCACGGCAGGAACATCCCCGTACACAGCGTCATATTCAGCACCCGAAACAACATATGTTCCTAGTTGGGTAGGGGTAGCGGAAATTGATATAGTTTGCACCCTATTGAAAGGTACTGTGGGATCACCCGATACCCCGATAGCATTGGTAGTCCCTAATGCATTAGTATTAGAAGTATACTCCCCTACTTTTCCTGTATAAGTTCCTATATTACCATACTCCTGTCCTTCCACAGCCGCTCCTATAACCCCCGTAGAATTGCCTATTGGTTCAAACACTTCACTATATGAATAATTTTTTGAATAAGATTCATTATTCAAAATAGGTAAGAAAGAAGTACCCTCATATCGTTGAGGAAGAACATTAGTGGATGGGAGATCTTCTTTAAAAAGTCTAGCAATGTCCGCTATCGTAGCATACAAATCTACAGCATCTACAAAAGAACTTGTATTAGTATTACGTAATGCATCGTCAATAAAGCTTGCGCTTACCATTAAGGGGACTAAAGTACCACGTTCATAAAGACTTTGTTTAAATCCCTTACTTCGTGCCCCTGCTCCAGCGGGGTTTCCACCTCCTGCTCTCCTAAAGCCCAAGTAGTCCCTACCATTATTTACAAGCCATTTAGTATAAACAGGCCCCAACCCACTAGTACTATGTGTAGCAGAAGCATAGGTATTTAACGACTGCATAATGCTTTCATCAGTTCCATTATCCCCCATCACCATGATAACAGTTCTGTTTAATTTTTCAGGATCACATGATGATAAGAAAGCACTTAACATATAATCAAAATTTTCAATTTGGGCATTAGCATTTACCCAAGCTGCGCTTACAGCGGCGGTCCCCTGCGCGTCCGATTTTTTACTGATATCTGTTTCTAAATCAATTCTAGCTTGGATGTGTGAGGCATCATAAAATGCATCTGCCTCTCCAAGCTCTCCCCAGTTATAGACCATACTACTAGGAGGCATTGTTTTTGGTGCATGATTAGCATTTACAGGGATATACAAGAAGAAGGGTTCTTCCATTGTATTAAACATAGAACTAGCTTCAGCAAAAGTTTGATATGTAGCATATGAACTAGCGTCTCCTAAGTCTTCTTCTGGAAGCCAGGGCTGTTGCTGTTGCATATAAGGTCTAAAAGTATTTCCACCATCTGCGTGATTCCCAACCGAACTCACAAAGGAAGTATAACCAGTATCGGATACAGTAACTATATTCCCATCTTTATTCATGAAGTAGTTAACATATCCTTGATTCACATCATTGACATAGCCCGAAGCATTACTATCCCACCAGTGGTCATCAAAACCCGCAGCAACCAAACTATGATTAGGGATAGGTATTTTATTCACGTTAGCAAATATTGTTGAGTAGCGATCCCACTTACCTACAAGAGGTATATGTGACCATCCTACACCCCAAAATTCCCCTCTCCTAAGTCCCAACTCCTCAGTGTAGTCATTATATTCATTATATACTGATAAGGAACTCCACTCAGCTAAGTGCCACTTCCCCGCCATCCCACTTCTATAACCTACTGTTGCTAAAAACTCAGGAAGAATAGAAAAATTTAATCCAGAAGCCCACACAGAGTTGTCACCAGCACTTGATTTTACTTGTTCCTCTAAGGGAAGATAACTACCATCCTCCCCATAAAGTCTATAAGGTATTCCCAATCCTGCTAATCCCCCTCTAGTTCGTTCTGGTTTCTCAGTAGTTACAACTCCCATCCCATTTCCCCAATATCCCCTACTACCGTCAGGATGTAAGAAATTAGGGCTACTAAAGGCGCGTTTTCCTGTTAAAATAGATGCTCTAGTGGGGCTACACATGGGAGCGGTATGAGTATTGAAGAAAGTAATGCCTTTATTAGCTATCCCACTTAAGGTAGGAGTGTGGGGGTATATATTAGCACCGTCTGTGTCAGATAAAGTACTAAAAGGACTTTTAGTTCCCAACTGGTCTCCTGTAAGTTCAATAGGATTAATGGAATCGTACATACCTAAGTTATCTACACCAATATCATCCATCAGAACCAGTATAACATTAAATCCCTGACCTGTTAGGTAATTATATTCATGAAGTTTAACATCAATATTTTTAAAATACCCTTGTTGTGCGTCATAGTTCGTTTTAACTTCAACAGGATCAAGAGCCTTGGCATAAAACTTCAAACTTCCTAAGAATCCGTCATACCCACTCTGAATTCCTCCTCTATCTCCTCCCATAAAGTTACCGCAGCAGGACATTCCATCAGTGTAACCTCCTCCCACAATCCAAGGAGTATAAAATTGATTTAGTCTAGGTCCTTGATGAAGTGTAGTAGGTCCATCAACGCTAGATGCCCTATACTCGAAACTATTATTCTTTTTAAAAGAGGGTAAATTTGGAGTTGTATAGGGAGGGATACCAAAAACATCATGTAGAGCAGATGTAGCAATCGAAGACCCATCAGCAAAAATACTGATCTCATTTGTATGAGGATTCACAGTAATATCTATTAATACATATTGACTATCCACTTTTCCAATCTCTGTGGCAGATAAATCTACTTTCATTTTATAAAAATCAGCCACATCAGGGCAGCTTTGATTATTTACCCACGAACAGGCAGTAGATGTTTGCGATTGAGTTGGAGCTAGAAAGAAACTCAACGAGGAGGCTGGATCATTATCATATTGATTATTACTATATCCTGCGGAGGCTTGAGTTATACGTCTATCTCTACTATATCCCAATAACATGCCTCGCACAAATTGGTCCCCTAAATCATTAGGCAGGAAATCTAGATCTCTTGTGGCTCCTAGGTGATCTATAGAGGAAACCCCTAACTTAGCCCCTACATTTTCACATCCTAACACAACCTTTGTTAGAGACGAAGGATCGTTACCTCCCCA